CCTTCAAGAATAGGTTTAGTTGGTCTTGCACCGGGAGTAGCTGAAGTTGATCTTGCAACTTCCGAAGCAGCAAATTTTTGGTACGCTTGAACAGAACTTAATCCTTGTGATTGATATTTAAGTATTTGTCTCCAATTATCATGTGTTAATTGTGATATATTTCTTGTAACATTCGTATCTTTTTTAAACGCTCTTTTTATTTGTGCTTTTGCTGGTATCTTTTTTAAATTTTCAGCATGAGTTAATTCCTTAACTGCTTCTGCTGATCCTTCTTGTACTTCTAAAATAGGTTTAGTAGGCTTTACAGGAATCTCAACTCCAGAAATAGAAGTAGTTTCTATAGGTTGCATAAGCTGATCTATATTTCTTATATTTATTCTACCTGTATTTTTATTCATAATTTCTTTGCTGTTCCAATAAAATTCTATATCTTCTGGGGATATAAAATCTAGAAAATCTCCTTTAACTTCTCCACCTGATTGTCCTATTAAATTTCTAACTTGACTAATTTTATCTTGTACTCGTTCTGCATATGTTTCTGGACTAATCTTCAATTCTAATTCTTTTGCCCATGCCTTTCTTCGCATACCTTTTGGACGATCTTCTCTACGTTCTTCAATAAGTCTTTGTTCATCAGCGATATATTCTTGAAATACTTTTCTAAGAAATGTTTCTTTATCGGGTATCTGCCATTTAGGTGAACCGGTTGGTCTTATCTGCTCTGGAGTAGATTTTATTGGTGACCCTATCTTAATTGATGATTCTTCTTGAAGAGTACTTAATTCCTCTTGTTTAGTAGGATCAAGCGAAATAAGAGGTTTTAAATTAGAAACATTACTTGGCTCATCAGAATTTGCAATTAATTGAAGTACATTTCTTGTAAATTGCTCTTGATTTTCTTGTGTAGGATCAGGAAAGAATGCTTGCACTAAACCTTCTCTTGCATTTTTAGCAGGCTTAGTTATCCTATAATCAGATTCTAGTTTATAAATTTTTGTAAACTGTCTAAATTTGGGTCTACCTTTTGCTGGACGACCTGATCTTAGTGTACGATCAGTAGGATATTCTCCTATTCGTTCTTTTGTTGTCTTTTTAAAATACACTTCAGCAAGAGAAGGAAGTATGCCTCTTCTTGCATATCCTATATTCCCATCTGGAGGAAAAATAAAATGTGGTTGAAGAACTAATGATTCACCATTAGGTGCACCTGCTGGAAACAATCTTGGTCTGCCTAATGTATCCAAATACCAATCTGTAGGTTTGTTATCTTTATCAATATGAAATTTTTCTACCCATCTAGTATTAACTCTTTCTAGAAGACCCATATCTAGTAACCATTGTATTTGAACAGGTGATCCACCATTTAAAGAATAATCATATACGCCCCTATCAAGATCGTCTGTACTCATTCCAAACATATTACCAAGAAGTTCTCTCATTTGAATATAAGACGTAGAAACAGTTAATTCTGATGATCCCGGTCCAGAAGGTCCATGTTTAGGAATAGGACGTTTTGTAAAATATCTAGCACCACGGGGAGGAATTTTTAATTGTTGCCTACCAATTGGACCTTCAAACATCGTATTTCCCGCTTTAATATTTTCTATTAAATCAAATATAGCTTGTACTTTAGCCGCATTGTATTCAAAGAAATCATGAACAGGTTGTTGTTGACCTTGCATCCAACCTGTCTTTTTTAACTCTGGTCCTTCTGTTCCCTTAAAAATTCTATTTGCTTCAACATTATAATAATTACGAGCATTAACTAAGTCCTTACCTTCTGTCGGTAATTCCGTACTAGGCTTTTTTGGTTGTTCTGCCCATTTTGATTGATCAATTTCACCTTCTATAAGTTGATCTTCAGGAGGTTGATTATGCCCTATTCCCGGCCTATCTCGCCAATCAGATAGTATTTTAACAACTCCACTTGTAATACGTAATCCTTTAGGAAGATGAGGTGTAATAAATTCCAATATTTCTTGACCAAGTGGTGACTCTTGCCAATTTTCATCTGTTCTTGAGTCCATATATTTTTTGTATTCTAAGTATTTTTCCTGAGAAATATATGGACTCTCTTTTCTCTCCAAACCTTCAAATAATCTCTCCGTTTCTCCTTTAGTTAATGGTTTAGGTAGTGTCTTCCCCCATTTACCTCTTATTTTATTTATTATTTCACGCGGATGCATAGGATCAAGAGAAGTTCCACCCCTATACCGCCTTGCTACAACAGCCTCTCCTTGTGTTGATATGGTAGGAAGTTTACCCGCTGGTCTACCCTTAACACCTTCTTCACGGATTTCAAAAATAGATTTACCTGATCCACTAAAACTTTCAAGAGCATTAGCTTGTTTAGATTCTCTAGTTAATTCTTGTTCAGTTCGTGAAGTTAATTCTTGTTTCTCTTGTTTTTCATATAAATCAGATAATGGATTACGAAATTCTATCCTTCCTTCTCTGGTACTACGAAGTCGCTGATAATCTTCTCCTTGTTGTGTAGTTCTTCTCCAATTCCTTCCATCCTCTGTATCTAACCATACCTGTCCATCAGGTGTATCCAACCAACCACTTATATGAACTTGTTCTTCTAAAAATTCTTGTCCATCTGGAGTTCTTAGCCAACTAAGGAAATCTCCATAATCCATTTTGTCTTGATAGCGTCTTTCTCGCTCCTGTAAAGCCCTTCTTATAAATGGATTTTTATGATACAAACGTGTATTTGGATCTCGTGCCATACTATTTAGTACCCAAATGTAGCATCCGTAAGCTCTGGTGGCCTATGATGCATATTCCTAAAAATAGCTGCTTGTGGTGTAGAAACCTGTCTAGTCATACACATATATCGTAGTGCGTCATACGCATGATCATCTGACTTTGTATCGACATCTTCGCTGTTCGTCTTAGATAAAGGTATTGTAGGAAGAGTACGAACAAGATTTGTGCATGTGGAGAAAATTCGTAGTCGCGGTTCTCCATAATCATTCATAGCAAGCCTTCTGTGTACTTCTATCTTACCTGACATTCTATTTGAATCGGATGGAATCCACCGTACTCCTTGACGTATCATCGTTTCTGCTATAGATGGCCCTAATCCAGTACGGTTCCAACACGATTTATCAAGAACAGAGATTGACATTCTCGTATCTTTCCGATCCATTTCACGGATTAACTGTGCTAATGCTTCGCCTGTATACCCTTTAATGTATAATTCCCGATATATCCATAAGTTCCCATCCCAATCAACTGCGCCCCAAAGAATACAACTAGGAGAACTATATCCATAGTCTCCCGCTCTTATCCTTGCCCAGCCTTCGGGAACTTCAAACGGATCAACAACGTGAACCTCTCTATTAAACTCACTAAATGCAGCACCTTCTGCTACATCCCAGTCGCCTTCTAGTAGCCTTCTTCGCTCAACCTCTGGCAGAGAATAGAGCATCGCTTCGTATTCACCCGTAATCATAAGATACGGATTATCTGTTAGCCGTGCAGGAATAAACTTACGATGAAACAGCGGCTCTCCCGCATCTGCATGATTTGGACCGTAGACTAGCGGTTTATTTGTATCAATGTCTGTGGCCCAAAACGGCTCATTTGGAGGATTAGGATCAATAAACATCTTCTTAATCCACCAACCACCAACACCACCGGGATTGGCTGTCGCTCTCATATACGTATCTATGGAGCTATCTGCTGTCCGTAAACGTGATCGTAGGTAGTTCCACACGTATGGTGACGGGTAGTGGCCTAATTCGTCAATACCTATCCATGTGAACGATTGTCCTTGATAGCGATACACATCATCATCTTTATCAACGTAACTAAAGAGTGCTGTTGCACCGCTTGGAAACTCCCATGTCTTAGTCGATTCTTTAAACTTAGCCTTCGGAAAAGCGTGTAAATATAGTTTCTTGCTTTGATCAATAAGCTCTGTTAACTCTGCAAGTGTTCTACGTAGTAACAGTGCTCTATGATTGCGATTATTCGCATACCGTAGAAGATCAACAAGCATCGCATAACTTTTTCCGCCACCGGCAGCACCACCATACAATACTTCTTTTTCAGGAGCCGCTAAGAAATCAGTTTGAGGCCCCGCATTAGGAGAGAACACGAGTTCTTGGTTATCTTCAAGAACCACCCCCAAACTTTCATCGGAAGTGACACCACCATTTTTAAGTACTTTAAGACGTTCTTCATTCTGTTTTATTTTCTCTCTTTTTGCTCTGACTTTTTTAGACTCTTTCTCAAGTGTTCGTCTTTGAGAATTTAAGCGTTTTTGAATAGTACGCTTTTTTTGCTCCTTGCGGGATACATTATAATTACCCCGCTCTCCATCTTTTAATTTAGGACGTGCCATTTAGAACCGTGCTGCACGTACAC